CAAGTACCGAAGTACCTGCCTGTTATGCACATTTAAATCTTGAGAGAAATGTTAAAAAGTTCTAGTAAAATAATAGCACATTTTATCTTTAAATGTAAATAGAAAGCAGGTGTGTAATGCACCTGCTTAAATAGACATGACTATGTCATTTCAACTGATTTCTCCCCATTAGTCGCCTAGTACCTGACTAGTTGGGGCAGAACCATTCCATGTTCTAATAGGCAAGTAATAACGTTGCCCCTCCCGTTTATATAATACCCATAAATAATACTTATATAACTAATTTATGTAATTTTACAAGGCTCAAAATTGAGTTCTGCAGTTAAATTCATAAACATTTAGTATGGCATTTTAGTTTCGCCGTTTGATGTTATGTGTTCTTTGGTGCATTCTGGTTCAAAAAGAGTTGCTTATTAGTATAAAATACTTGCGCCCATATATTCCAATGGTAGGACATTTAATTCTGGATTTTCAGCTATTTTCATAAATCTATTATCTGATAATTTGCTTAATCCAATTTTCAAGCCATAGCCTAAATTCCCCATGCGCTAAGTCATTTTTTTCACAGGTTTTAATCTACGACCAATCTCGAAAATCGATTAACCAGCGATGTTTAAAGCCATATTTCAAGGCGCCACATTTACGATAAACATATCTAGTTATACACACTCATTCCCCACTGCAGCACAGGGCGTTTCTCAACATCTTATATTACCTAATTTGTTAATATTTTCATACACTTTGCCCTTATCACCAACATTATGCCTTTTTTATGCCCTTAAAAGTTGTTCTTCAAATAAATTTATAACACCATATTTTTCATATCGCTAATTGTAAGTATGGGTATTTCTCGTTGATATCTTCTAGGTAAGTTTTGTTGATTAGTCGGCGCAAATGCAGTTACTAATACTTTTTTGATTTCTACAAAGTTATTAGGTTTTTCATTTCCAGAATGGCATTGCTTTAACTTATCTTCTAAATGATTCATCAACTGTAACTTCTGTCTAAATGGTTTATTAAAATGCTTGATTAAACCTTGAAACTCTCTTTGCAAGTTCGCTTTGCATTCGCATAAAATTATCGTCTTTCTATTCTCTATAGTCACAAAATCTAATAATCTATTGCTATAAGATTCTTTTCCATGCAGTGATTTACGTTTATGATATACTATTGGTTCATGACCAATTTTATACACAGAATCCTCAGTTCTGATATATTTTATATAAGTATACTCCAAAATTTGTCCAATATAATTATTTTTATCACTAACATTGCATAATTTATTATAAATTTTTGATAACGTCTGTACTTGTTTTTCATCAAAATTTTTTACTGTCTCTTTTAATTTTCTCTTAATTATCCTATAATACTGAAATATTCTATAATGAAATTTTTTAAAATCACATTCTATTTTATAATTTTGTGTTGAGTATTGTCTGATCCCCTCAAGTATAGAGACTAAAAAAACTTTTTTTTCGTAATTATTCTCTATTTTTTCTATAGCATCTATACCTTCAAGAAAGTAAAGTTTTTTAACACCTTTTTTATTTGCACTTTTTAATCTTATATTAGTTATCTTCATTTTCCCAAAACCTGTAAGGAAGAATAAAATTTGGTAATTTCATATTTGACAATAAAGTTTCAACTTCTTTTCTGAAATAAGGTTCTATAATTTCTAAAAGTGCATCTCTCATTTTTTCTTCCCTCTCTGTACTGAAATCACATATTATTTTATAATTAACTCTTAATTTGCCAATTATATTTTGATCATTTTCATCATCTAAAATTCTCTTTTTATTTTTCTCATTTTCCCATGAATTAGATTCTACACTTCTCATAGTAAAAATAATTTCTACATAAGCTTCATTATCTTCATTTGGTAAATTTACATTGTTATTTGCTTTTAATATTATCCCATCATTGTCAGTATTATCTTTATCAATCCTATTTAAATAATTAACTTCCAATTTTATTATATCTTTTATTTTTTTTATCATAACGTCACCATATCAAATTTTGTTTTTATGTCTGTATTCAACAATTTCTTTTTATCTTTGTAAACATTTTCACTTTCAAGTGATTTCGAATTACGTTTTTTTTGTAAATTTTGTTTTTTTGCAAAATTCACATCATCTAATACATCAGCAAAAAAAGTGCTTTCAAAAATATATGAGCTTTCTATATTATTAATACTTAAGTCTTCTATCTCTAAATCAACTAATTCTTCTCTGATTTCAAAAATGTCTTTAACCATTTCAAAATCAAAATTATTTTGATTCAACTTTCTCTTTATATTAACTTTATCATCTTTTAAATAGATATTACTTTCATTATATTTTTCTATTTTAATATAGGTTTCTAAAAACTTTTTTTCATCTTCTGCTATTTTGGAACTATGAACTAAATGATTCCTTTTGTTTTTTAAATAATCCATTTTAGCGACTATTTGATTAAACTTATCACTAACTTGCATTTTATCGTCTTTTGCAAAAATTGAAATATTAGAAATCAAAGTATATTTCCTCCTTAATTCATTTTCTGTAAACAAAAATGACAGCGTCCCTACGCTGTCACCGTGTATATGCTTTCTATAATTCGTACACAAAAACAATAAATATCTTTATGTGTATTCGCCAAGATGTGTTGCTTATATGCAACCCTTATTTATAATATAGTACATTTCAACATTTTTTACCATACATTCACTTAAATTTGTCAAGTTAATTTAAAAATGTTGACATATAATATTTATTAAATACAACCTTATTGAATCGATAATCCGATTTATAATATGTACCTAAATTAGTAAGTAATCATTCTTCAAGCATCACATTTCGACAAGTAAACTTGCTGTTTTCTTTATTTCTAAAATCTCTTTATATCATCAACAAATTCTGGTGCCACAAGATTCACATCTTATTTATCTGTAAATATTCCTCATTAATCCTCTAACGGTATATCATCCACAATCACAGTATGATTAGGATTAGCGTTAGATACCTCTTGTACCGTCTTATCTAAATCTTCATCATCGCCATCCCATTCACCAATATTAATGAATATAGGCACATTCCCGTTAATATCATGCTTATCTGTAAATAACTTATGGTATTTACCCAACATATCACGAGCTTTTAAACGATCACTAGGTTTTATTGGTACCTCTATCAGTTCAACATGTTCATTATAGACTAATTGTACTTTGCCACTTTGTGGATTCTCTTTATATTCTCCACGCTTGACTACAACTTCCTTCGTTTCTGTTTCGTCACCGACTGCCGCATTCGTAAGCACATGTAGTAACTCTTTTGCGGTTAATACATTCTCATCTATAATCTTATCTTTTTGTTCTTGTATATATTGCTTGATGTGTGGCTTCTTCAATAACCTACACCCTGTCACATGTGCGCTATTTGCGCTATAGCCTGCTTTTATGGCACTTTGTGTTACATTAAGTGTTCTTATATACTCATTCACAAAACGCGCTTGTTTTGCCGTTAACTCACTCATTCTATCACCTCCACAATTTTATCTAATAAGGTTTCATACCATAATCTTACAGATTGTTCTGAACACTCTAAGACATTGCTAATATCTTTAAAACTACGTCCTTGTATCAAAGAATCGAAAATATAAAACTCTTTATCATTAGCTACTCGGTCAACAATCATTTCTAAGTGATTCTTTACAATATGATCATCAATGTTATCGTCTGTCATCCATTCATTAGAATTTTCATCACCTATTGAAAAGAATTCATCAGTATTTATATCATCATCTATTAATACATCACTTCTAGTTCGCTCATGATAATCACAAACGAAGCCTTTTATTTGCTGTTTATCCATTGTTACACCACTTTTACATGTAAAGATTGGTGATAAGCATTTACTCGTGCAATCTTGCTATTTTCAATTGCTATATTTCTTTGTTTTTGACGTTCTGAACGTTGTTTAATACTTGCTTGATACAAATCACCCTGTAAGCGTTCAATGACGTTGTAGGGTTTATATCGTCCATTTGAACGCATATATTTTACAACTTGCTTCTGCTCTTTTTCTGTATAATGATTTAGTACCTTTTTCAACAACGCCATATTATTTATAGATCTATTTTTATAGTTTTGTAACCCTGCTTTTGTTTCAATAATTTTGATAACTAATTTTTCAATCGGATATGAGACAGACACGACCCCCATTATTTCATCACATGTTGTGGTCGACGCACTCATATGGTACATACTTTCAATTTGGAATTCACACATCTTAATTTTTTTATTAATAAATGCTGGGTTAAATTGCGTTAATAGTTGATACTCAGATAGTTTATTGTCGCCATTACGATAATATAAACAATTCTTCGTTTTAAGCAGTTTCATTTATTCACCCCTATAAAGAGAGCCTACCCAAATTGGATAGGCTATTTTTGATTTAAGCGTTACGGAACACTTCGTTATACTTACTTTGAATGTTAATAATTTCTATATCGCCATCACTATCTTTGATGACTGGTTGCCCGTTATTTTGTAACCCAAACTGTCTTAAAACATTATAGTTATACTCTAATTTTTGATATTCTTCATTATTTCGATATGGATAAATTACCTTTTCTACCAATACATCAAAGTAAGGTTTTAACCTTACATTTTCATCTTCAGTAAGACGACTTTCTATCGCTTTTTTATAGATATTAAGTTCATATACATTAGTGGTTTTAGGATTGGCATTATAAACAAGATTAAATAGTTCTTCTGCATCAATTAAATTTACTTTCGCCTCTATGTCTTGACGTTTCAACATTTCAACTTGTGGATTCTCATATGAAGATTCTTTCTCTTTTTGTTGGATTTCTACTATTTTTTCTTCATGTTCATCTAATAATATTTGTCCTAATTCTTTGAATTTAGATTGTAGGCTCAAAGCCTTATTATCCATTTTATTTTTAATAACATCCGTTTTATAGCCTTGTCTAATTAATGATTTCGTTTCTGTTATTAGATCTTCAAAATCTCCTAACAAATTTCTATAACGTCTATCATTAAAATATACATCCCACGTATCACCCGTGATTGTTGTAGTTGTCATTTATAAGTACCTCTTTCTTTAGTTTTTGTTTTACACTTCGATTCGTTTCAAAGCTTCATAGCGTTTCATACTGCCATCAGCTAATTTCTTAATACTTCTCATCGCTTGTTGCTTTTCTTGTTCTGTCGTAAAGATGTAATAACCACGTTCACTAGGTTTATAACTGCATCCGATAGGATAGCCATAATCATATACTAATGAATTGATTACTCTTCGTAACCATCGTTCATTGCTTGAATTATATTCATATCCCAATTGATTTAAGATTTTAGTTTTAGTAATATACTTATTGGACGTATTTTTTATCACATTGAAAACTTGCAGGTGTTCGGTGGGTAAATGATACGTCTCTTTTTCTGCGATACTTTGCATTTCTACACCTCTTTCTTTTAATTATTTCATACCTAAATTATACCATTTTCACTGACCTAAAACAAACTTACGTTCGCTTTATAGCACGCTTTGTCAGTTGTTTAGCCTATCTCATATAACACTTATAAAACAACATTATAAAATTAATAAGGAGCCTTTTAGATCATTCAAATACAGAACTTAAGTTCGATAAAACAGAGCGAACAAATTACGAACAAACTTAATTTTTAGGCCTATACCAAAAACACAAACTTTAGCTTGTATTAGCGTTAACAAAGTTCGCACACCTTGCACAAATCTTGCCATTTTTTCAATTCTCAAAGACTGTATACCTTCCGATTTTAAAAG